CCATGGTGGTAGGATATTGAGTGCGATACGTATTTGCTTGTGTCTGCATTAAATAAGAATATGGTCCAGAAACGTTTCCAGATAAGGTAGGAGCATATGACAGTGGTCCGTGCCAAAAAGGACTCGTCATCGGTCTGACATCTAATGTAACAACATCTGTATCATCAGATATATTATATATGTTTGTATATATCCAAACATCAACCAAATCATATTGCTGTTTTTCGTCCAAGAAAATTTCATTACCATAAATCCAACCATCACCTTCACCAACTTGATCGGTTCTGTCTCCGTAAGCATCATTCAATATCAAAAACTTGTTTGAATTTTGCAAATGCATTTGGTTGGGCCATGCTATAACAATTTTTGAACCTGAATATTGTGTGCGAATCATGTCCGCTTCAGTTATGCCTCGTGTGCCATACTCTTTGGATCCGCCGTGGGTTTGGTTGTAGGTTTGACCCATAATATTAGCATAATGAACACCGCCCATAAAGTCTTGCGCACTTTTACCAGCCCCCAATTGAGGGCCACCAGCAGCAACAACATTATGACGTTCAAACGGCTTGTATTTGTTGTTTTTGCTGCGCACCAAATAGTAACTATATGTACCAGTTAAAATATTATTTGCTGTTGGTGTGCTTATTGTTCCAGTAGTCATAAAATTTCTTTTTACATCATCATTTGATAAAGTTCCAGTAGAGTGTACATCAAAATCCCAAGACAATTGTTTCACTGTAATAGTATCCTCGTGATCAAATTTTCCATATGTAGTACCGCTATAAAATGTTAAATACACACCCAAGGAACTACTTAAATCAACCTGTGGAACACACATGTTGCTATCCAACTCTATATCCGTCGCATCAGCAACTATAGTTCCTTCGATTACTATCGTGCTATTATTATCTTTATATCGATAAACTAACCCTGTGCCCAATTCCCTAGCAGAAGAGGTATCCCCGTTCCTATTAAAAAACACATTGACGCTTCGCAAACAACCCTGAATTGATTTAGTGCTACATGATATTTCCATCAAAAATCTTGCTTGGCTCCATTTATTGCCCAGATTGTTTGTATGCATATTCCACATAACTTCTGGCAATCTGCAAAATATATTTGTAACATCTAAATTTTTTGGAACATTCAAATAAGATCCAGACGCAAATACGGTAATATCATAATAATTTCTAAGATTCATCTTTTTCATGTCAAAATCTTCATCGTTGTCAACCTTGAAAAGATCACCAACAACATCAGAGCCAGAAATCATATACTTGTTATTGCGCAAATTTATATTATCACGTTTATAATATTCGGAATATGCCTCGTCTTTTGCCAATAATCGTTCTTCTGCGTTTGCAAAAGCACCGCATCTATCAACATGTCTTCTGCGCACATAACCATCAAACGATGACATCCTCAAGTCATTTAGCGATTGATTTCTATGTGATTCTGCTTCGTAAGTAACTGGTGTGCAATCAGCAATATCAATCTTACTAGGAGTTTTAAACAAACTATATTTTAGAGTTTCTTTATCAATTTCCAATGCATGAGGTTCTATAACAAATTGTCCACCAAAAAACTTTTTCTTGGCTGGTACAAGCTGCTCGATCATTTCATCAATATTGTTCAACCATTTATTTGCATCCATGTATCTATTGATATGAATACGATCTGCAAACTTAGCAAAATATTTGTTACGATATATTCTTAAAAGGGTATAATCATTGCGCAGCTTACTAATAACATTTCCGTATAAATTATTATATATTTTATTACTAGAAATCTCTCTACTAATATCTTCGTTCAAAGCATCAATCGGATTAGCCTCTACTGATACAATTCCAAAATCAATAGCCTGTTCCAAAGGTGTTAAGTCTGTTTGATTGCGTACACGAATAATGTCTTCGGACCAAGTTACGTCTTGTGATTTATATTTATAATACACTCTTTTGTTTACAAATGGAATCAAAGGAACGTTGGTTGGAATGGTAGCTGAGTACATAGTGCGCCCAACAACATCCAGCACATCTGCAAAATACTCTCCTTGTTTAACAATGCTGGCCCTGTCATCTAATGGCAAACGAATTGACGCGCTTCTATTGAGTATATCGTATGTTCCATAATTTCTCAAATCATATACATGCGATAAGAATTCTGTTTGGTTTAATGCGCAAGGATAGTATCTGAATTCAGAAAACCATCCATAAGCATCAGACACGTTTCCGCTATCAGAGCCAACAAATACTGTTGGATTTCCAGCATTGAAACAACCAGAGCTAACCACAATAGACGAACTTCCATATGTCCTAATATTGTTAATATCGTATAGGCCCCAATATAATTTGTATATCGTACCACCAGTGACAGAACTAGAACAACGAGTTAGTGCCACATGAAAACGATCTTTGTAAAATACCGGCAAAATGGAGCTTGTCAACTCTACGTAATCTGCCACACCATCATAAATATCCGCATGAAAAACACCTGAATTATATTCGTTTCGTCGCAATTCAACTGATATATATTTTGTTAACGGATCTACCGTTCCTGAATACATATGCATAACAGAACCAGTGGTAAAAGACGATGTAATAAATGGTATATGCGCAACTTCTATAGACATATCATTTTTATTAACTGTATTGATATCTTGTATTTTTACACGACTATCGCCAGATAAATTAAGAAATGGAACTGAAATATGAGAATAAATCAACTGATCATCAATAGTTTCACCTTTTAAAAAACTATAATTTTTGATCTTGATATGTCTTTCGTCTAGCCCTATAGAGCGCAACAAACCGTTTAGAGATTTTGTAGTTCCTTTTGATTTTAAAAAGTATGGTATATTATTCGCAATCCTTCTCCACATCATTTTACGAACATGATCAACTGGCACAAACGAAGATCCGCTATACAATATCCCATCACCAAACTCTTGTTGTAACATTGTAGCGTTATCAAACATAGTTTTCATCATAAAACCTCTGTTGTCAGAAAACAACGGCAACAATTCATCTGGGCAAGACTGTTTGCCTTGATAATTTACATAATCCAAATATAACATATGATCTGTGTATAGTTGAATCTCGTCCATTATTTCAGCTAATGCATACAAATATTTTGTAGTATCTCCGGTTACATCATCATCTAATACGAATTCGGGAAACTGTTTTGTGATCAATTGATTATTATAGGTATCATATATGGTTCCTGAGTTGAACCAACTAGAAGTAAAAGCAACAACACTAGGATGATACGCGCTCAACATCGTACCTTCTTCGCGCTGCAACAATGTACCAGAAACCTTGTTGGCAGAACTATATCCAATTATGTAGCCATCTAAATCATTGCCAGAATAGTCACGCACTTTGCAATCTATTGATGATGTAGTTGTTCCTCCCTCGTTTATTTTGTAATAGAGAACCAGATTATTATGATCTGGATATACGTTTGTGTTATAGTTATCGTATATAAATGAACCGCTAAGTTTTTTTCTCCATATTCGCACTTCATCAATAGATCCCGAAAAGCGTCCAAGACTTGCAACAGTATAAGAAGAGCTTCCGATGGAAAATATAGAGCTTCCAGACTTGTAACAATACACGTCACCCAAAGCAAAAGACTGACTTACTGTTAATACTGGTCTTTGAGTGGCCGATCCGGTATAAGCATATATCCAGCTATCATCCCTGTCATAAACAACCGCTAGATATTGGTTTGTGTTGCGCGGAACCTTTGGGGCGACCACAGCAGTCCTGACTGTAGACGCAGAATGAATACCAAATATAGTTTGATTTGTTCCTGAGTTGAAATAACAAATAAGGTGTTCTGTGTCTCCTGACATGCCCAACAACGTTGCTGTGGAACCTGTTCCACCAACATTATACCAACACTCGTATGACCACGATCCTGTTCCTGGCACCAGAAACTTTTCTGGATCAGATCCACTGATAGAGGTTTCGCCACTACCAAAATAATAACCCACTCTTTTTGGATAGGTATCGTATATATGCCGATCAAAATGCGTTCCCGAATAATAGAACTCTGCTATTTGATTGTATGTTGCATCATCTTCTAAAATATTTTGAATTCTGTAAATAGCATTATAAGCTTTAATGTATGCGCTGTTAAACCAACAATGATTAGAAAATTTTTGGAAATCAACATTTAATTCAACGCACTTGCGATCAGCACCAACAGCTTCTCCCCTGGAGGCGTTTTCCTCGTGTTCAATTAAATCGCTAAAAGATAAAAAATCTGATGCTGACGATATTGAACCTGTTAGAGCCATAATATTGTAATTATTGTATTGGACAGAAAAAAACTTTATTCAACTGCTTGAACCGCTGCGCTCAATTCTTTTTCGAGATCTTCTATTGATTTTGGTTGCGTCAGACCCAAATCTTTCCGAACCATTTTGATTGTTTCAAAAGACAAATGCTCAGAAGAAAACAAGGGCACAAGAACGGAAACGCCTTTATCATTGGTTTTGGTAAAATACACAATTTTATCCACAACATTATCTTGCGGCTTAAAGATGTTGTTGCGACAAGAAGCTATAATCGCCGTATTTTTTAGTGCCATTTTATTGTTATCCTTTTGGTTGGTTGTATATATTATAACACAAAAAAAGCATAAGATTTATACTATCTTGAATCTCCACCCTTCATCTAAAATCTTTTTTTCTCCGTTGTGCTCAACGTACAAAATCATTTTGTAACTATATCTTGGTATAAAATTATCCATATAAATCAATGCATTGTGACCTTGTGCGTCATATCCAAACCTTGTTCCCTTGACACTACCTGTGTTAAAAGGTATGATGGTTTCATTGGTGAAATCTTCTTTGATAGCCCAATATAGTTTTTGAGAATATATTTGATCTGCCATGTAACTAGCGGACGCAATCTTGTTCTTGTGTCTGGATGTATCCTGAAGAACTACGCGAATTTTTGCCACATCATCAACAGAATATGTTGGTCGCAAGTTAGCTACAGATGCTCTAATATTGTTTATAATTGTTCCAGATGATGTTTGTGGGTTATGCAGTTGAAACACTCCGCTATACAATACCGTTGATCCCGAATACCATATGTCATGCCAAGACGATCCTGAATATGATCCGGTAGAAGAAATGTTTAATGAAATACGATATGTTCCCGTGGTAATATATGACGATGTTAAATGCACATTATATAATGCTGTACCAGATACAACATCTTGAACTTTGACATACACATGATCTACAAGATTTGTATTGAAATCTTTCAACTCACCATTGACATATCGATACATATATAAGTATCCACTTTCGTTATAATACATATTGTATCTATCGTCAAATTTGGAATCATCATACGCAATCTCGATATACGGTCTTTTAGATATGTCTTGCGAATGTCGAGAATAAAATGATTTACGATAGTATTCAACAGAATTATTTTCTGCTGTATCAGATAGTTTTGCAATCATTCCGTAGTTTGTATTACCAGACAACCAATAAGAAACCACATCAGAAACATCACAATCAACATCTTCCCATCCAGTATCTATGTGATAAGCGCCAGACGTATCGTTTTTATATTCGTGGAAAGCGCCAGACGTATTCCAGTCGCTTGTTGAAGATGCCGAAAACCAGTTGCAATACCCATCGTCTTTACAACCAGAATCCAAGCCAGCGCCTTCATCCCAAGATTGAGATACCATGGGAAAAAATTGGATATCATAGCTAGATGGTAATTCTTCATCGTGTTCTGCATTGAACATTTTCAATATATACAAAACAGATGTTCCAGCAGCAATACCCATATCTGTTATTTCGCTTACATCTATTTGTGCAAGAATTTTTGAATACGTCGAACTATATGCACCAATATATTCCGAGTGTTTGAACAACTCTAAAATTTCATCGCGGCCATGATTGGATCCGGTAGCGTAGCCCTTTGCCAACCTCAAGTTTGTAATCCAGGTATCTTTGTTAAAATGTATTTTGCGAATCATGACTTAAACCACCTTACCTTTGATATCATGATCAAGATATTTAACCTCAAACATCATGTTGCGCTTGGGATATACAATGCCGTTTTTAGTATTGCTCTCTACCCCAAACATTAAATTAGAATATGTTCTGTTCTCAAATGTACCGTTACGCGCAACAATATTTATACCAGAAACAGCATACACACCACTGATATCATCTAACAAATCGGAAATCTTTGACAAGATAATAGGCTGGCCGATTTGCCATTTTTCTATATCAAAATATTGCTTCAGTTTTTTTATACATTCGGTCAATAACTCAGAACTATTTCGCGTGCCATCTGATTTAACAGAAAACAAAATAGATAGATTAACTATATTTACATCAAGCATATCAACAGAATCCATTGTGGTATTCTTAAAATATGTTTGTAAGTTAGTTTTTAGTGTGGTAGTACAATTCTGCAAATGCCCGTATTGATCTTTTGATAAAATATATAACTGCATTATATTTTTGTTTAGGTTGTTGCGCCTTGCATACGCTCGAAACACCGATCCAAATTCTGATGGCATAGCATATGCTTTGAATACGTAGTCTTCTGGTGACACGCATCGCATTTGGGCCGATTTAAATGCCTTGATCATGCGTCGTAGCTGTTCAATTGATAAGCCGTCTAACCCTCCACTAACAGGCTCCGTGTTGGTCACGCTAATAGATTGCACCACATCGGCAATGATTCCAGCATCCAAACCGCTGGTGGACACATCATATTTGATATCACCCGTGGTGGTAATTTCATTCACCGCTGCGTTTGTCGAAGACCCACCGCCCGTTCTATACTTGATCGTTAGAGTGGTATTTGCAGGGGCCATTCCAAGTGTTTGTGTTTTCAAAAAATTCGATGGATCAATTACGGGATCAACAAAGTGTGATTTTCCATACAGAGGAATTGCCATGTCGCCTGTGTTGGGGATGACATCTTGATCGGTATCATCGGCGCTACCGGCTCCAAAGTGCAATTCCCACTTTCGAGTAGTTGGGTTTCGCAAAACCACAAATCGATATGGCGCGGGCCTTGCCACCAAAACGTTTTGCACCAAATCTGTATCATATGCAGTATTAATAGCATTGATAAAAACCATGTCGTTAGCCAAAAAATCAACCTCATACCATGTGTTACCATCGCTATCTACAACAGATATGATTTGACTAATGTCGCTTCCAGGTAGTGTAATCACTCTATATTCTTCATAAGAACCAACTGTAACTGAATACGTAGTAGTTTGCCCAGCAACCACATTACCTTGTTTCTTTAAAGCAAAATATGATGGTGTGCCATTAGAATTATGAGATTTGATTACAACTTGTGATCTATCTCTGATGTTTATGTCTGAAAAGTCTATATCTTCAGTTAATTCGTATGGTTGTCCGCGCTTAAAAACTGTTGAGTTTCTTTTTACTGTTAGAGCATAGCTTAAGTCTGGCGCATAATACGAACCAGAAACCACAGCCGGAACAGTCATGTACATAGAAATCTTACCAGAAGCAGGCGTTTTGCCTGGAATTTTATACCCTTCTGAGTTTGCACGCCTAAATAATGTCGCTGGTTCTGTTGCGTGATCCAAAAACCATTCACCATAATTGTGATCGATGCGAAAATTGTTGACATCACCAACAAAACACAAAAATTCTGCAATCATTGTACCGTGAGAGGTTTTGGAAAAATCCTTGTATTGATCTGGATAATGCGCTTTGGCGTGTTCTACAAACCGCTCAAACAAATCCTTAAAGTCAAGAGCCCAATATGCTATATCCTGTTTTTTGGTAATGGTTGTTGTCATTTTAGAATAGATGCTCCACGAAAGTAGATTCATCCGGGTAATCTTTTAATGATATCCAAATTTTTATTTTAACACTATTTACTGCAATGGTCGAATCATCATCATATGTAGTGACAGAAATTTTGTTGACTGTCACGTATGATAAATATTTTTCAAACTGAGAATACACTTTGTCTTTATAAACCTCTTGATTAAAGTTGTTTTCAAATAATTCTTTTTTTGGACTAAGGCCCATCTTGGGGTGCATCAATCTTTCACCAGGAACAGTCAACAACAGGTTGCGTGCATTGCTTTGCGCAACTTCTAAAGTTGTGTTGGTGCTCGTAAAAAACCCTTCGGAATCGCTGCGACTCAAAGGGCTTTTGATTCCAATCGACATATATTAATTATTAGGTTGTTGGATAAAATGATGTATCAAAAGGCGAGTTCAAATTTTGATTCCGAAAAAGGTATACAGTACCCAGAGTGTATGTATCCTGGATATGATGCCGCGTTGTCGTGAACAATATAGCAGAATCCATCACCACATTCCGCAGATCTTCTCCTCACGCCACACACATTTACACCAAGGCACATGCCCTGATATTCCGCCTCGCATTCCGTTGTGCAGAACGAATATAGGGCATTCTCTGGGTCTTCCATGCAGAATTCCTCAGAATTGGCGCAAAAGCCCAGATTCATGGAACACGGCGAATACTCTCCACCAGACAGCATTCTGGCGTCTGGTCCAGCCACTTCCCTATCGGTATCTGCTGGTTGGATGTCTCCAGAAGCGGAGGATCGGCGCGGTTCGGATTCTTCTTGGTACGAAGAATAACATCCAAACAAGAAACATGAGATGACAACTATTTTTGTGTGGCTATACAACATGTTCTGTTCCTTCCTGTTGAGGTCTTATACCAACCTGTCTAACTACAATATACAACAACCAGAATCAAAATGCAAGAAAAAAAATGTTAAAAAAAATTAATCAATAATTTCAACAGCATGGTTGGATTCTGAGTGGTCAGATGGTCCTGCGTTGGCCGAAAACCTGGACTCTACGAGCGCGGTTATGGCATCTGGTGCAAATTCAATTGGCGGAGGTGTAACAGCCACAGTGACGGTTTCAACCTCAACGGATGGATTGGTTTGAGCCCACGAGACAAACGGGCACTTGTGACGACAAACACTGTTTTCCGTAACCAACTGCCCGTTAAGACTATTTGTTCCACCAATCTCAATTTTATTGTCTTTAAAAGAAATCCAAACGCTATCATTAAGCCAAATAACGATATCTTTTCGCGCCTTGATCCTTATTGTATCCGCTACTATGGCCTTGGCACTAGACTCGTTTGTGTTAATATTATTTGGTGTTTGTAGATGCGAATCAATATCTGTCTTTTCAACAAGAACTTCTCTAGCCGCATCATCATAAGAAGGGTTTTGTCCCGATCTACCAACAATTATATCTACCGCTCCAGAATCATACCCGCTACCTATTTCGCCGTGTCGATCCCTGCCAAGGCGAATCATGCTATTATCAGACCCGTTCAGAACATGTTCATCGTGTCCTTTGTTAAATTTAGGAATTGTATTACCAGATACGTCTTGGTCTGTTGGCGATGCCAATTCGCCGCTTTGTTGCGCTACAACATCAACATCCAATTTGATATTATTGTTGGCTGTTCCTGAATCTTTATCACCAAAAGCAACTGCTGCATCTTCGTTATCTTCACTATTTTTAATGTCATTCCAAGGAACATAGTTGAAATTATCTTTTGACTTTGTTGTTGGATACCACCAACCATGAATTGCGTTAGGAAATTCATATAGTATTTTTACTCGCTCGCCTTTTTTCAAAGGATAACGCTGATGAACACTCAACAATGGCCAAGCTAAATTCAACACTCCATCTTTTATAAAACGATCTGCTGAATCTGTAATAAGGCGAAATTTGATCGTGTCTTGTGGGCAATCATCGCTAAACGTCCCGCCATCATCATCCATATCAATAACAATAGCATCATATATAATACGATTATATGTTAATTTACCAGAAGCATAATCATCCAGTAATTGCTTGACGATTCCAGAAGATTGATCTAGAGATCTAGGATTTGCCATATTCTATAATACTCGCGGCTCTGGTTCTGACTGTACATTCGTTGTTGCAGGAGAATCATTTGTTGGCATATCTATATCTATTCCCTTTGATTTCAAAACATCAATATATTTTTTCATTTGCTCTTGCACCGCAGAAACAACTTTCATTTCCTTTTCTATTCTCTTGGCCGAATGCAAGTATGTATCTGCAAGTGCATTCATTTGTTCCTGGATTTGATCTATTGACATCTTGTTCAAAAGATCTTCAACTGGAGATACGTTATTTTTAGTTTGCGGCATCCTTTTCGTCCTCTTTTGCAATCTGTTTCATCAAATCCTCATAGTGCTGTGCCGATTCTTCTTCCATATCATCAGAATTTCTAGTTGTTTCGTACAACTCTTCTTCGATGTCCTCTGGTTGTTTTTCTGACATTTTTTGTTGCGCCAACATATGAGCAACGCCAAGTTCTTCGTGTTCCATAATGATCTTGTGAACCAGATCTGCAACCTTGACTTTTTCGCCCACCACTTTGATGCGCAACTCTGCCGTCTTGTTGATGTGACCGCCTATAATTGCCAATGTTGGTGCATCTAGTTGGTGTGCGTCCGCAATCCCATATTGGGAATATATGTCTGACAACTGTTCTTCTGCATCGCGCAAATCCTTTTCGCATCCAGTAACTAGATTTCTCAAAATGCATTTTAATTCTGCTGCCTCTGTGTTTTCTGGTGTGTTGTTGTCCATGTTATAATTATATTAATAATCTAAATATTGTTGTTTTATTGAGATATATAGCTTTCGTATGTTCTTCAAGCTTCCGTTGATTTGCTGTGGTTTTAGCCCTGTGATTTCACGAATCAAAATAAAAATTTCTTTTTTATCCAGCGTATCCAAAACACTAGCATCTTCAGTTAGTTTTACAATTGCGTTATATACTTTCTTGTCATTTTCTTTGACTATATATGATTCCCACAACTCCATATTTTTTTGTAAAACACATACAAATTCCTTGATCATGGTTTGGTATTCTTGTTGTTCAATTTCATTTTCTGGAGAAGGCATAGATAGTTTAGACAAACCATGAGAACACATATAGTGATTGACATAATCCCCACTCAGCGTATCATCAAAACGTTGTTGATGCTTTTTCTTTTTGATGAGTTGTCTCAGATGATTCGATACTATTACACTACAATAGCTATAAAATTTAGATACCTTTCCGGTGACCTTGCTTTTTTTGTAAGGATTATATTTTGATATACCTTCAAAAATAGAAGTAATACAATCCTGTTTGATTCCTTCTACATCTTCAAAATGCTGTGGAATTTTAAAATTGTGCATCAGTGAAGTAACTAGATAATCAAATTTAGGATAAAGATCTGTGAATATCTTTTTACGATCTGTATCCGCCGATCTCTTGAATTGCCTAATAAGTTTTTCTTCTTGATCACCAAAATACCTGTTTTCTTTATTGGTGTCTGATAATTTGCACCTTCTGTGTACCGGGTGCGCCTCGGATAATGCGCTGTTGTTCTGCCTTGGATTTGACATCTAGATATTTCTTTTCTATTTGATGTTGTGCGTTAACTAGGTATGGTGGCAGCGGTTCGCCACTAACCAACAAGTTATAATTACTGAGCGTATTATAAATATCTTCGTGACACTCTAATATTTTTCCATACAAAACAGATACACTTTGTTCATATATCAACGACACATCAGCCGCTTTCATCTGAGTCAAATATTCATACAAATCACCACTAACAGAAGATATGGTGTGTGTATAGGCATCTACTACATCGTTGAGCTTCTTTTCACATGCATTATAATTTTCTTGCATAACATTGAAATTGTCTATGCTTCTGTTTATTCCAACATACAATAATATATTTGCTACAATAGACACAAACAAAAAACAAGACAGAACAATGATTGCGCTCATCATGTGATTATTATCCTTGTATATCTAAAAATTGTTTCCAGGCTTTTAAAATATGACCTTCAAACTCTAGATCAACATTTTTAATCCTATAGGAATCATCATCATCGTGGTGTGTGCTAGTTTCCAGGATGATGTTTTGGTCGCCACCCAATGCACGCATACTGTGATACAAATATGGTTGTATTGTCAACACCTCGCCCTTTCCAATCTTCAACATCGTACTATTATGTTTTATATTATCGTACAAAAATACAACAAACGAACCTTCTGCAATATAAAAGGTTTCGTGTTTATCGTGATGACAGTGCAAACTACAATTTGTATTTTGTATAAAATGTAAAAACTTACAACAATACTTATCGTTGTTTACTACCCACTGTTCAGCCCCCCATGTTTTTAACACCCATTGCATTAGTTGTCATCCTTGATTTTTTGGTTTTCGTTTTTATTATAGCCCTTTGATTGGCACCAAATTATATATTCATCTTCAACATCACGATCCATAAATATTACATCAACGTCCTCAAATACATTTCCATTAACAATCTGCCATGGAGATTGCTGCGTAAATTCTGTAATATCAACTGGATTGTTATATCCAAGAATGATATCAATTTCTTCAAACGATAAAGATGCCATCATGGTAAGCACTATGGGAAATTTCACCAAATGCATATTACGCTGCATCATATGTTGATATTCCATCATGGCCTGCTGTTCTGTCATTCCGGTAAATTGTGGTGCAACCAAAGAAGATGGTCTTTGATATACTTTCGCCAACGTTGTTTTACCGACCAATGTCACATTGTATTTGGGCAATTCCACATCGTCTACGTCTATTTGCTTGTACTCACCAGGAACGATTATAGGGTTTGCGATTTGGTCCATTGTACACCTAAGTTAGAGGTTGATATTTTAGCCATTTTATGGCCTTCTTTGATTGATGTAACAATATCATTGTTCCCGTCCAAGAGAGCCCAAGCAAACCCCGCTACAAATGCGTCACCACACCCAACGGCATCTACCACCATGTTTGGATCTGATGCTTCAATCGGAATGGAAATGACAGACAACTCTTTACTATTTAAATCAATTTCCATATACAAAGTATCATCGATTCCTTGTGTTACGATTGTTTTAAATGGAGCTATATATTCATAAACATCGTTGCTGTGAGAACGAAACACCTGAACAGCGTTCCACTCCGACTTATTCAACTTGATATAGTCCGCTCCAAAAAACATTTCCAATTCTGGGTTTTTTGTATCAACAATAGTATATTTCGAGTTGGCAATTATATGCTCTATAACTTTCTTGGTAGCAAACATACCCTTCATATAGTCTGACATGATAACAAGATCGGAATCGAAATTTAAAGTCTTGACCCAACTATAAATATCATCAGATGTACACTTTCCCATGTCCACCATATAATCAAATCTACAGTATGTTTCAAACGAAGTATAATGCGAATAACGTTGTTTAACAGAAAATAACCCACTTGTATTTTTTGTAAACAAATTCTTGTGAAATATATTTTCACTAATCATGTTGTGAAACTGTTCTGGAACAATAGAATAAAAAACAACATCTGTTGCGAGCATTTTGTTTTGTAGCAAGTGCGCTACATTGTAACATCCCCCAAGTGTTTTGTCGATGCGAAGCAAATTAAACTGAGGAATCTGTTTGCCATATTTACCATGTTCAATTGATGGTCTTGGATCAACAAAGCAATATTTGTCCAAAACACAATCACCTATCACAACTATTTTTTTTCTTCGATTGTTAATTGATGTCATCAATGTATGTTACTCCCGGTTGAAACAGATTGGTAGTATGCATACTTGATATCGGCTTAACAAACAAAATATTTTTACAATATTTTACTTCTGGCATGTCTTCGCTCTTCTTGAACAACCAATCCATACCCTTTACAAAAAAATCTGGTTGTATCGATCTTAACACCAAAGAAGGGTCTGTGTCTCCGAACATATAAACCCTATCGACATAATCTAGCGCACACGCTGATTCCGCTCTCAGCCTCCAAGAACAAATTGGATCTATTCCAAGTTGACGCAAACTAACATCATTGTTCATCAAACACAAAATTCGAGCATCATCAATCTGACTCACAACATCAAACAAAGACAGGTGAAACGGCTGTACACCCGCTCTGAACTTGCCTCCAATCACCACCAGCGGCAGACCGAGCGACTTCATCTCTTGACACCAATATTTTAAATATTCGATATTTTCAATATATTTTTCTCGCATAATAGATGTCCATTTTGGTTGTGGAGAATTTTGGGGTATATCGTATTTAATTTGTGTTGTTCCCATGATGTTTTTTTTTACATCCTATCGTATATTTTGTACATTCTGATAACCTTTGATAAGCCATCAACTATGTTTACCTTTGGTTCCCATTGTAGCAATTCTTTTGCAAGCGAAATGTCTGGACGCCTTACAGGAGGATCGTCCAAATCTGGCAAATCGGTATACTGTATATTGGCCAGGCTTTCTTCATATATCGTATCTGTATCATCAATTGATATCAATTTGCATATGATTTGCGCCAACTGTTTGATACTATAATATTCATTTGGATTTCCTAGATTGACAGGAGAAAAAATATTATCACTAATCGTATACCTATAAATACCTTCTACCAAATCAGATGCATACATGAAACTCCTCGTTTGATTTCCTGAACCAAATATAATCATTGGTCGATTATGAAGTGCGCAATCCACAAAGCTATTAATAACACGACCATCTGCCGGATGACCAAATTCTGAATACGTATTAAAAATTCTAACTACACCAGTATTCTGGCCCGAATCTCTTTCTGCTATTCTGCATAAAGTTTCGCCTGCCATTTTAGACACATCATAGCAACTTCTTTCACCATAAGAATTTACCAAACCCTTATCAGATTCTTTGAAATATGCTTTGTCTAAAGATCCATATACTTCTGACGTAGAGCAAAACACAAACCTGCTTTTCAAATACCACGACAACTCTAACAAATTTTGTGTTGCTGTTACATTAGAATCAAAACAAAACTGTGGTATGCGCTTATAGTATATCGGAGAAGCTGGTGACGCTGCATGGATTATATATTGGATCTTATCGCACCCAAGAGTTGACATCATGCAATATATATCTTCAAATGTTAGATCTTGCGCCGCTTTCGTCAAAGACAAATAATTTTTATATCTCTGTTCCAAGACCGATATATATCTATCTGTAATAGTATTGTACGGTAAGATATGTGCATCAACCCCAAGAACAAAAAAACCTTCTGATAAAAACTTTTCAACCAGCAATGGACCAACCGTTCCCAAATGTCCAGTTATTAACACTGCTCTCTTTGGTGGTGTGATAGCCATGAATGTATTATATCATAAAAAAACGATATGTATTTAATATTATTTTACACAAATATCTTGAAATATTTTAATATATTTCTTAACAGCATTTTGCGGACTGAATTTTTCTTGTGCTTGTTGTGAGATTTGATGGTAATCAAATTGGTTTTTATATTTAACAATTTGTTTTACCATGACATTAGCACTATTGGACAAGGCTCCATTACATCCAGTTTCTACGAGTTCTGGCAAAGAACTATGATCAAAAGCATAAACAGGGCACCCGCAACATAGTGCTTCTACAACGGTCATGGGGCATCCATCCGGTATGACGGTTGGATAAATCAACCCTTTGGCACGCGAAAGAAAAATATACTTATCTTGATCTGACGTGGTTGGCCCAAAATATTTCACTTTTTCATTTTGTCTTTTTTTGATCTCAGTTATAATGCCTTCATTTGAACCTGATCCAAATATATAAAGTTCAACGCCCAAAAGCTTGGCTATGTCTATTGCGGTCCACAACCCCTTTTGCTCACCCCAATCTGTTCCACCAAGCCACACGTAATAATTTTCTTTGTGCAAAATACCATCATGAATTATGTTTTTGTGTCCAGTTGTCAAATGCAATGCACTGTGTATCCAATGATTTTGAATCAAATTATTCATCTTCATACATGCTTGAGAGACACCAACAACAGTGTGTTTGTTTTGGTACATGAGGTTTTGCGTACTAGCACCTACGACCACCCAATGCAATGTTCTAACATGTTTTTTAGACCATTGTGTAGATTCCGGGAGATCTCCATGAAAATTCACGATGTCATATTTAGAGTCATCATACACCGTAGTCAAAAAAACACGTTTATATCTAATGTTGTAATACGGATTGGTGTCGGGATGCGTGTTGTAAAAATCAACATCTATTCCAAGACTGTCATACCCCTCCAACAGAGCATCTACAGCACGGCCAACACCATCACTTCCAACGGCTGGGTGCGGTGCGTTGTGTCTATAAATCAAAATGCGCATTATATGTATATATAATTGATGTCATATATACTGGAGACCACGCTGATTTCTGGCGGCATAACAAGCTGATCGGCTTGGTTTAAATCTTTGTCAAGACGCAAAACAACTGACTGCTTAATGTCCATCGGATCTGGTGTCATCCTTGCCCTTGGTGAAGAAATGTGATATGCAGACACTCCAACGAGATATCCGCCATCTGGCAACAAAACCAAACCCCTGGACCATCCATGTGTATCTATATGTCTAACAATATCTTTTTTAACAACCCAAAATTTAGAACCCATAGATTCACAAACAACATATTCATTTGGTCCAATCATATAAAAATCATGACAAAAATTATATTCTGTTTTATCTGGTTTCTGTATGTGTAACCATGTTTTTGTTTTGGTTGTTAGGTTGTATTCCATTATCTTGCTGGTCATTTTTTGAGATTGTCCATATTTACCAGCACACACATAGATACAAATTTCTCCATTTTCCTTTTTGTATGTGTTTACACTGTTGAAATGATGATAATCCTTTATAGTGGGTTGCTGATCGTGTACTAAAATTTCTGGCTTTGAAAGAATTTTTTGCGCATTCATATCGTATTTAATGCGCAAGACATTATCGTGATATGAATTTACCAGAGCCACATCATATATGCCCTCTCCATTATCATCCAAAATAGACATGTTGTGCATATTGTTACCAATGTCTCTGTGGTGAACCGCATCTACAATTCGATAATGATTATTTTGTTTAATCAAACGAAAACACGACAAATCCGCAGAAGCACCACGGCCACTGATAGCCAATATAGTATTGTTATGAACAACAAAACCACCAATACCCTTGTTCCACTCACCTGTATTATCTTCTTTATAAATCTTGTTGATAAACTCCAATTTGTTGTTATCGTTAATTTTAAAAAATGCCAAACAATCTGACGTATATGCAAACGAAACTGCAAATGTTTTGGAGGCAACAACGGGATTAAGCATTTTCCACCTGTTGAATGCGGCGGCCCTTGCGCCTATAGGTTGTTTTAGGATTGTGGTATTTAGATACCATCAAACACTGTGGTTTGAGTTTGGCGTACCACGGGCTCTTGGTCTTTTTTACTTTTTTCGATGTCGCCAAAATACCACTCCATTCCATGCAGCAGAGAGCAACTGTACCACAAACATCACGGCCTTGAACACAATAATCAACAAAGATGCGTGTGATACAACAGACATTATTAGTTGGATGCCCAAGATTACCGCGCAGACACAAAACACCACAAACAGAACAGCACTAACCCATTTGCTCAAAAGGACAAAATAATACTGATTCATGACTCTCTCTCCTTTTTGTATAACGATTTGTTATTGTATGCGTTTATAAATCCACAACATTTTTTGAGATTGCGGCATCAACCCATAACATTCATAATTAGGACGATCTTTGACCAGATCTATTGCACGCAAAATATAATCATCTATATCATTTACTTTTTCAAAAACATTTTTCATTTCTTGATCAAACTTGTGTTGTGTAAATCCGTTGATTTGTAATTCATAACCCTTGTTGTTAATGATAACAGCGAGATATTTTATGCTGGTTGTCTCTTTTAGAAATCTCATCAGAGCAGACAGCACATCTTCTTCTAGGTATTGGAACACATCAAACAATTGAATCATATCACAAGAATCATCATACACCTGATACACCTCTCCAATCTTCACGCTATCACTTACCTCTGGGTATGCAACACGTACAATATCTTGGCCAACAACAGGAACTCCGCATTCCTGCCATGCCAACAATTCATCTCCTGCTGCGCAACCCGCTACAAACACCTTGGCTGGTGAAACAAAATGCGTGATGTATTGTGCTTGTATTTTTTTATCAAGCAACATTTTAACATGTCTTTTACAAAAATTACATTTTGAAAAATACTCATGATTAAAGGCTTTTTTGGTGTTATCAGAAGTATCGGGGTTTTCAATCTGCTTTCTGGTTTTTACCGAAATGTCTGTAACAACAATATCGGCCTTAGCTGGAACTAGAACCTCAACAGGAACAGATTTACCACCAACATCTACAATCTGTTTCTGAGAAGAAGCAAGCCACGGTCTTCCAGGTGTTCCGGTGCTAACTGTTTTTACCGCTGCGGACTCTACCGATAATTCCTTTTCAAAATCTTTCTTTGGTTCCTCTTTCTTTGGTCTTCCGCGCTTCCTTTTGGTTTCGGGCTCGACAACAGCAGGCTCCAACTCTTCGTTGACATCATGAACCACATCATTTAAACCATCATCGAAAATAACAATGTCGTCTTCCAAATCAACAACATCATTTGTCGTTAACGAAGGTGATTCGGCATCTTTTTCTTTGGTGATTTCGTCCATCTTGGTTTTTCCTTTTAAGATATATAGTATTGTATTTGATAACGAAGTGTGTATGTTGTCAATATTATTAAACACCTCTTGATGTATTATATCATAATCTTTAAAAGATGTTTCGTCAAATATCCAAAGATGATATTTACAAGACCAGTTTGTTTTATACGGAACGGCAATGGCATAACAATCAAAATATCGCAGAACCAAATCAATATGTTCTTTTGCTTTTTGGACATGTTCCAATGCATGAACAGACATGGCAACGTTACAATGCTCATATAATGCTGCTGGTATGTTCAAATCATTCAAATCTAATGTTACAAATTCTGTGTTGGGATACGATTGTTTATTTTTTTTTGTTACAAACGGAGACAGGTCCACACCTATGCATTTTAATCCGGTCTTGGAGCGAATATCGTTGATTCCACTTCCGTTGCCACACCCAAAGTCTACGACACCTTTCGGTATCACGCCAGCCTTTACTACTTGGTTATAATAAAACATGGAAGCAACAGAATATCCACCTCTGTTTCTATCCACATTATATAAACGATCCCACTCTTTGATGTCATTCATATCTTTTACGCCACTAGATTGCATAATAGATAATTATTCCAAATGAAATTTGTTTACAATTTGTGATGGATGTTTTCCGGTAAATTTATAAATAGCATGATTATCAGGCATAATTTTTTGCGTTTTGTTATCAAATTGCCAATCATAATGAAATTCTTGGTTGGTGAATCTCGACTCCCACCACTTTTTCTTGTCTTCAAAACGCTCTCTACCTTTGCAAAAAGCATAATGAAAATATTTTATAGGTAGCATGAAATGTTTTTGATCTTTCCATGGTATACCACTAGAACACATAAAATTGTCATTTGTAAATGTACTATCTATACACGCGCGAAATAGACGTGGAAAATGCTGCATAGTATATGTGTAAAAATCATTTATAAAAGTCATAGACATGCAATATCCATTATCGACCATTGGACGTTTCGTTTCTTTAGCAGTAAACATTCGGATTACCGCAAGGTGTTCTGGCAAATAAACTTCATCACCGTCTACAATCAAAACCCATTGAGCGCCTAGATCTTTTGCTATCTCAAGAGCAGCATTGCGTTGCTGTGGATCGCTTTGCCTGTTTTCCTCTTTGTAAATTATATTTCGTTCTGGATGATCATGCATAAATTTTTTTGCTATTTCAACACTTCCGTCCGTTGATCTTGGCGAACGGCCCAACTTTATCACTTCTTGATATGCGCCTTCTATCAATATAATATCATCAACAAATTCGACAATCGAATCCAGGGCGCACTCTAAGAATTTGGCCTCGTTGTAAAACGTACAAATGACACTTAATCTAGGGAAAGACATGTTTCTGCTATGCAGATGGCATAAGCGGCTCGATGATAGCGATCAAGCTCTCAAGGTCTGAACGATCAATGCCCTTCTTTTTAGCAACTGCCAGAGCCAGCTTGATAATTTTCTTGTCTGGAACACCTGTATACTGTGAGTATTCATCGAATAACTTTTTCTTGTCTTCCTTGATTACAGCCATCTCCTCATCCTTTTCCAGAAGCTTGGCCACAAGTTCTTCTACTTTTTCAACATTGATTACTGATTCGCTCATTTGGTTGTTCCTTTTTTGTTGGTTGATAGATCGCTAAAATGTGTCGCGGAGATTCTTCATGCAAATATCCGCCCACATATGTATTATAACCCATAGTATGAAAATGTTTTACTAAAAGTGAACTCTTGTGTTCTTCGTATGGATTGCCGTCAATGGCACCCTGAACATATTCCCCTTGCGGGGATTCTACCAATACTATTTTTCGTGCAATGTGCGCCCACACCAACAACATATCCATTGCCTTGTCCAAGGCAACATGTTCAAGAACCTGTTTGGCGAAAATCATGTCAACCGATTGTGGAACAAACATCCTTTTCATATTCAACATATTCTCATTGATGATCAGGGAACGAACATCATCTTTACATTGTTCGCAATTTGGTCGCCACACCTCCAGTCTCAAACACTGTGTATTGTGTTCAGACAATTCTTGGATAATATAATTTTCTTCAGCAGATTTTCGCAGTCCAACAAAAACAGCACTATTAATGTTTTTCCAAAACCATTCTCTGTTTAGATCATACAGAGAATTTACAAGTTGTAATGTATCTGTTTTAATGTTAAAAGCGTGCATTACTAAACCTTGGGTGATCTTTCATGATATCTGGATGCCTACCTGTGAAATTATACAGCGTGATATCATCTGGTATTTTATATTTGTCGCCTTCAACGCGATATAAAGGGTTTGAAGGATGATAGCTTGGGTTGCCGTCTTTGTTATACATGTACTTGGCCTTCAAATTCAAGTAATTATGATCTTTGACATAAGCATAATGATAAAATCGAAAAGTTTTAGGGATGGTTAAAATATGTTGTGGTGCTGGGTGTTGCATATTATCGCCCTCCAGACCATAATCTGGCCAATCAACCTTGTTGTCGTAAGAGAATTTGGAATTTGGCGTGACCCTGTACAGCCTTGGATAACAACCATTGTAATATGTGGCAACATCATTTATGAAATTGTACGAATACATACGCATACCAAAAATTTTATCATCTACTCTATCAATAACACTACGCAGTAATTTTTGTGTTTCTATAGGATAGATTTCGTCGCTATCAATCAAGACCACCCAATCAGGTTTGTACGCCGCTTTTGCTGTCTGCAAAGCAAAATCATATTGATCTCTGTGTTCTCTTAATGGTGTTTCGGTGGATAGCCCTATGAATTGTTTATTGGTGCTTTCGTGGTATTTGCTTATGATTCCAAGAGTGCCATCTGACGACCTTGGGGCTGCACCAGCATCGATGGTAATTTGAAAAGCGCCCTCAATCACAATCATGTGATCTACCCATTTCATGGCAGATCTTATGACGTAATCCAAATAATCTGCACTGTTGTATGCTATGGTAATAGCGCACAATGTTTTGTTGTTTACCATATCTTTATTTATTCTTTGAGCAGTCTTTTCTTTTTTGTTATTGACGAACCTTCTTTGATTTCATCGTTTGAATTCAACACATGAACACGCGACGATCCACACGACGGACAACCATCAAACGTACCAACGGGCACGAATACTAAGTAGCACGCCAAGCATTGTAGCACGAGAACACCTTCGCTAGAATCTGTTTTCTTTGACACCATCATGCTATCTCCTTTTATATTTTCATTTTGTGGTTGTTTAAATTTGAAATTATATTATAAGACTTGATCCACGCATCGTAATGATCAACCTCATATACTATTTTCCTTTGGCGACCAAAAAAATCATATTTACAATATTTGTTCCATGGATATGAAAACATTATAGCAACATCGCAATTGGTTTTTCTCAAAGCATTATTAATAACAGATGAACTATCGTCTATGAGTATATCGTACTGGACTACGGATTTATCTTGAACATAATGTAATTCATCAAAATATATTTTATTATCATTCAACCAATTAGTTGTAATACTGGCCAACGATTTGTGTGCGTGTCTGGTTTGGTGCGACACAATAACAATCTCATATTGATCTTTTGCCAACAAATCAATATATTCCTTGGCCCCCAAAATAGGTGGCGCTTCAGAAAATACGCCATGTTCAACCCACCAATCGAACGTAGTGGCGCGGGATAGGGCCGCACCGCAATCAGGCGCAACAGTTTGATAACACCAGTCATATGTTTTCCAGTCCTCT